TTGCACCAGATGCTCCTTTTTCACCTATTGCTCCGGTTGCGCCAGTTGCTCCGGTTGCGCCAGTTGATCCTGTTTCACCTATTGTTCCGGTTGCTCCGGTTTCACCAGTTGCTCCGGTTTCACCAGTTGTTCCTTTTTCACCGGTTGCACCGGTTGCTCCTGTTGCTCCTATAGCGCCTTTTTCACCTGTTGCGCCGGGTGCTCCTTTTTCACCTGTTGATCCGGTTGCTCCGGTTGCGCCAGTTGCTCCTTTTTCACCTGTTGCTCCAGTTGCGCCAGTTTCACCTGTTGCTCCGGTTGCTCCTATAGAACCGGTTGCTCCTATAGAACCGGTTGCTCCTGTTGCGCCAGTTTCACCTGTTGAGCCTTTTTCACCGGTTGCGCCGGTTTCTCCTTTTTCACCGGTTGCTCCAGTTTCGCCTGTTTCTCCTTTTTCACCAGTTGCACCTTTTTCACCAGTTGCTCCTATTTCTCCTGTCATTCCTGTAGGACCTATGGGACCTATGGGACCTGTTGGGCCTGTTGGACCTGTTGCTCCTGTAGGTCCTGTTGCTCCTGTAGGACCTGTATCTCCTTTAGGACCTGTTGGACCAGCACAACCAGTTACACCTGTAATTCCTAAATTACTAGGTCCAGTAGGACCAGTAGGACCTTGAAGTCCAGAAGGTCCAGTAGGACCAGTATCTCCGATTTTTCCAGTAGGACCAGTGCAACCGCAATGACCTGTAGGACCTGTAATTCCTGTGGGACCGGTTGGACCTGTTGGACCGGTTATATAAACGATTCCGGTAGACATTTATAATATAATATAATATAATATTGAATTTCATACAAAAAAAATAAATATTATATTATATATTAAAAACATAATTAACCGCATAATTATGACGGTAAAGAAGAAACACACAGTTTGATTTCACCCAAACTAGCAACATTATATTTAACAACCAGAGGTAAATCGTTTTCCAGATAAACCTCAATTTGAGAGCATAAATTCGTGCACTTAATAAAATAACCCAAGTTTTTTAACGAAAATTCGCCCTGAATAACTTTTGATGAATCCGGTTTTAATGCGAATTCCATACTTCCGTCTGATTCCGCACGATGAATTTCTGCCGATGCGAATTGCCCCGAACATTTAAATATTAGTTCGTTGCCTACAGATTTAATCTCTATTTTATCTGAAATACAAGACATATCTCGAATAATTTTTTGAAAATCTGCTGATGGTAAATTAATAATTGAAGAAAATTTAACATCCGGGTATTCTAATTCTTCAGGGTCTGGTTCAATAAGTCTTAATTTCTGGGTTTTACACTGTTTTATTTCACCATTTTCAAATTTTAATGCTAGATGTGATACAATTCCTTCTGCGTAATCGGCGTTTTCAATGTATATCGTTAGTGTATCATCATTATCAATTGAATTAATTAGTTTAAATAAATGAAACATGTTTACTCCAATAATGATTTTATCCTTTTTACATTCATAAAATTCAAAATTGGGTGCTGCTAAAAATAAGTGTGCTAAAATGGTATGTGATTTATCCATATTAATTATACGTATTCCGTCAGGTTGAAAAGTAATATTCGTTTCTAATAAAATATCCTTTAAAGCAGTCATTAATGTTCTAAAAGGTGCGATTTGGACGGTTTTAATGGTTAAAATGTTTCCATCAGTATTAGATTGTCTTGAAAAATTTGTCGTCATTATTAATTTATCGTTAAACCCTTTAAATATATATTAATATAATACATTTTTTAAATATTAATATAATAATTTAAAAACTTACTTTTAGATTATTATATTATGACAGAACTTATAACGGTTCGTGAAAAGTGTATAAATTCAATTGATGACTTATTAAATAAATATGGGAACAATTCGTATATGTTACAAAGAATCAACAACCATATCATACATTATTTACCCAAAACACTAGAAAGCGAAATAATTAATCATGCTGAAAGAGTCGTCCGTTTAAATAATTTAATTAATGAAAAACAACAATTTATTCAGATTTTTTTAAGTAAAAATCAATATTTTTATTTGTCAACAAGTAATTATTTTTATGAATATGATGGAGAAAATTATACTATTGTTAAAGAAGACCATATTATTTATAATTTACTTTCGAATATTTCGAAAGATAAAGTATTAATGAAATGGAAACAACGAACAAAAATAAATATTATAAAACAAATAAAAGACCGTAGTTTATTTAGTTCAATACCTGAGACGAATACGATTCAAAATATTTTAAATTTATTATATCCATCCATTTTTACGAAAAAAAATCAAGCCAAATATTTTTTGACAATATTGGGAGATAATATTTTAAAGAAAAAAAATAAGTTAATTTATATAGTTACTTCAAAAACTAAACGGTTATTGACCGAATTAGATAATATATCTAGTATTACCATATGTAATACAAATATAATTTACAATTTTATGACTAAATATCATGAAACCCATAATTACGATAATTGTAGATTAATACAAATAAATGAAAATTTTTCGTTTGAATTATGGAAAGAATTAATTCGAAAAAACGGTCTTAATTTATTATGTGTTGCCGTTCATTATTCAAATAGATACGAAAATTCCGAAAAGTTTTTAGAATTTAATTCGGTCGAGGATATCAAACCTCACGTTTTGTATTTAAAAAATAATAATCAGACTGTTATATTTGATAATTTCTGTTCTCAATGTCTCCAAATATCTGCTAATAATAATTTAAAAATAGAATGGAAAAAAATACATTTTATATGGAAACATTATTTATCTAGTGTGTCGCTTCCAAACATAATTTATTCAAATACTTTAAAAACATTATTAAAACATAGGTATGATTATGATGAATCTAGTGATACTTTTTATAATATTACAAGTAAATATTTACCGGTAGTATTTGATTTTATTAATTTCTGGGACGAAACCATAAGTATAACAAATAATGAAGAAACCAATATTGAAGAGATTGAATTAGATGAACTATGCGTATTATTTAAGGTTTGGGTAAAAAGTAAAACAGAAGCAACATTCTCATCCGGAATTATTAATGAAGAAAATGTATTAAAAATATTATGTCATTTTTTTCCGAATGTAGAGATACTTGAAGATAAATACGTATTAAATGTAAGTTGTGTTTTATGGGATAAAATTACAGATATTAATAATTCATTAGAATGTATAAAAACCTTTTTCAAAACTAAACAACCGTTAAAACTATTATCTATTTCTGACGCTTATAATAGTTATTGTAAATTTGTAGGAATAACGAGCAAATTTATAGTTAGCAAACGATATTTCGAAAAGTATTTATGTATTAAAATAAAAGATTATATAGTTTATGATAATTTTATAATTAATGATTGGATATTATAATGAATTTATGAGGTTGCGTTTCCAGCCATAAATTGAAGTTCAACCCCTGACGTCTTACTAATTCCGGAAATTTGTGATGGAGATAATGCGTAATTAACCCCATTACCTCCTTTCATTTTTTTGTTGTTCTTCTTTGATTTACCCGTAACTTTAACAAATCCAAATTTGCCTTTTGTGGTTCCATATCCAAATTTCAATAATCGCATATCCTTTTTAGCAGTTGCGTGTTTTGTTTTGGATACAATTCTTCCATTTTTGTTTTGAAAAAGGTTTTTTTTGGTAAGTCCTCCACTAGTTTTATACGCGGTTCCGTGCCATACTTGTGCGCGAGTTCCTGATAATAATTCATACACTTTTCCTTGTATGCTATATTTACCATTTGCTGTTTTTGTAAACCTAGTCATTTATAAAATTAAGAGAGAAAAAAATAATAGGATACTTGTTAATTTAAAATAACTGGTTTTCCTCCTAAACTAGAAGAAATTATCCTTGCCTGTCGTAATTTGTTTGAAATGTTTGAATTATTCGGATTGAATTTTTTATTTTCTATTGACGTAAGCGCGCTTATTTGTCTTTTTTTACATACACAATATATGTTTTTACACTCGGATACTTGGGTCATTATAATGTTATATAATAATAAAATTGAAATAAAAACGAATTAAACACAAGACAATAACTAAAATACATTACATTAATAATTAAAGTATGAACGAAACTGACGCATTCCTTTCCAACAAATATCAACAAAAAACAGATAAACAGCATATATTAGATAATCCAGATACATACATTGGTTCAGTCGAAAACATAGAATCAACTTTATGGATTTTAAATGAAACACATGATAAAATTATCGACAAAACCATTACATATAATCCTGGATTATTTAAGTTATTTGATGAAGGCATTGTGAATTGTCGTGACCACGTAATTCGTATGCAACAATTAATTCTTAATAATACTGAGAACACATTACCGGTTTCTTTCATAGACATTTCAATTCAAGAAGATGGAACAATTATAATGATTAATGACGGAAACGGCATTGATGTTGCGGAACATCCAGAATATAAAATATGGATTCCTGAATTAATCTTCGGACATCTTAGAACATCTACAAATTACGATAAAACAGAAAAGAAGATAGTTGGAGGTAAAAATGGATTTGGTTTTAAATTGGTTCTTGTTTGGTCTATCTTCGGGTCGATTGAAACAATAGACCACGTTAGAGGATTAAAGTATAAACAAGAGTTTAAAAATAATTTGGATGAGATTTGTAAACCTGAAATTACTAAATGTAAGGGTAAAAAACCGTATACCAAAATTACATTTAAACCTGATTACGCAAGATTTGGTATTAGTAGTTTAACACCTGATATTATATCACTGTTAAAAAAACGAATATATGATGTTGCGGCAATTACGGATAAGTCATTAAAAGTTAAATACAATTCAGGAATAATTCCTGTTAAAAACTTCCAACAATATATTGATTTATATATTGGTAATAAAACAGATGTAAAACGAGTATATGAAGAAAATGGCGAGCGTTGGGAATACGCAATAGCGTTGTCTCCAACACACGAGTTTATTCAAATCTCATTTGTAAACGGTATTCATACATCAAAAGGAGGAAAACACGTTGAATATATATTAAACCAAATAACTAAAAAATTGGTTGAGTATATTGAAAAGAAGAAAAAGGTAAAGGTTAATGCTGTTAGTATTAAAGAACAACTATTTCTGTTTTTAAGATGTGATATTGAGAACCCTTCGTTTGATAGTCAAACCAAAGATTACATGAATACTCCATCCTCTAAATTTGGTTCGACATGTGTTATAAGCGACAAATTTATTGAAAAAATCGCAAAAATGGGCGTAATGGATTCGGCGTGCACAATTACTGAATTAAAAGAAAATAAAATATCAAAAAAATCAGATGGAACAAAAAGCAAAAATATTCGTGGTATACCCAAATTAATTGATGCTAATTGGGCTGGAACTGATAAATCCGATAGTTGTACCATTATATTCTGTGAAGGAGATTCAGCAAAAGCAGGTATAGTATCTGGATTATCGTCTGAAGATAGAAATACATATGGTGTTTATCCGATGAAAGGTAAAATAATGAATGTTCGAGGAGAAACAACCAAAAAAATTAACGATAATAAAGAGATTTGTGAAATCAAAAAAATATTGGGGTTGGAAATCGGAAAAGAATACACACAGGATAATATATTGTCTTGTTTAAGATACTCCAAAGTATTAATAATGACTGATGCTGATTTAGACGGTCACCATATTAAAGGGTTGTGTATTAATTTATTCCAATCTGAATGGCCTTCCCTATTACTTATTCCTGGATTTATTGGGTTTATGAATACACCAATATTAAAGGCAAATAAGGGAAACAAAAATCTGGTATTTTATAACGATGGAGAATATGAATTATGGAAAACCACAAATGATTTTAAAGGATGGAAAATCAAGTATTATAAAGGTTTGGGGACAAGCACAAGTAAAGAATTTCGTGAATATTTCGAAGCAAAAAAGATAGTTGGGTTCGAGCATAACGGAACCGTTAGTGATAACTCGATTGATATGATATTTAATAAAAAAAGGGCAAATGACCGTAAGGAATGGCTTGAAAATTACGACCGAAAAAGTTATTTAGATACAAATAAAACGCTTGTATCTTATGATGAATTTATAAATAAAGAATTTATACACTTTTCAAAATATGATTGTGATAGAAGTATTCCGAATTTAATGGATGGTCTTAAAATTAGTTTAAGAAAAATATTATATTCCGCATTTAAAAAAAATTTAACAACTGAAATTAAGGTTGCTCAATTTACCGGTTATGTTTCAGAACAATCCGGATATCATCACGGAGAGGCAAGTTTAAACGCAGCAATTGTTGGTATGGCCCAAATATTTGTTGGTTCAAATAACATAAATTTACTTATGCCAAACGGACAATTTGGAACAAGAATTAAAGGTGGAAATGATAGCGCATCGGAAAGATATATATTTACTCAATTAAATAAAATAACTCGGATTATATTTCCTCAAATGGATGACAATATTTTACAATATTTAAATGATGACGGAAATCTGGTTGAACCCATCTTTTATGCTCCAATTATACCAATGGTATTAGTAAATGGAAGTAAAGGTATCGGAACCGGATTTAGCACAGAAATAATGTGTTATAATCCGTTAGAGATAATCGACTATTTAATGTGTAAATTAAATAACACCGTGTTCGAATGTAAATTTATACCTTATTATGAAGGGTTTAAAGGCACAATTCAGGAAATTACTCCCGGAAAATACTTAATTAAGGGTAAATATGAAAAGGTCGGACCTGATAAGGTTCGTATTACAGAATTACCTGTTGGGTTTTGGACTGACGATTTTAAAGAATTATTAGAGTTGTTAACTGAAACCGTAGATAAAACCGGTAAAAAGATAATTCCTATTGTAAAAGATTATGATGATATGAGTAAGGACACAAACATCGATTTTATTATAACATTAAATAAAGGTAAATTTGAAGAATTAGAGGCATCCGAAGCAGATTATGGTTGTTCTTTGTTCGAAAAAACATTTAAATTATACACAACATCAAGCACGACAAATATGAGATTATTTAACGCGCATGATAAATTAAAAAAATATGAGGATGTAGAAAGTATCATAGATGAATATTATGATACTAGATTAAATATGTTTCAAACTAGAAAAGACTATATGATAAACACACTAGAAAAAGAACTAATTATTTTATTAAATAGAAAAAAATATATTAACGAAACGTTAAATGATACGATTGATTTAAGAAAGAAGAAAAAGGAGGTTGTTATCGATATGTTAAAAACAAAAGGATACGATATAATAGAGGATGATACTGAATATAAGTATTTAGTAAAAATGCCTATGGATAGTGTTACTGAGGAAAATGCCGAAAAAATATTTGCGGAATATACCAAAAAATGTAATGAACTAGATGAAATTAAAAACAGAACTATTGTAGAAATGTGGAATACAGAATTAATCCAGTTGAAAAAAGAATATGTTGTTTATAAAAAGGATAGAGAAAACCATAATTCTTGTGAAAATACTAAAATAAGTTTAGTAAAAGAAACGAAACCAACGAGAAGTAAAAGGGTTAAACCCGTTTTATTATAATGGAAATGGAGTTTACACTTAAAAATATAAAAAATAAAAAATAAATGTAAAAAATACAAAATAAATGTAAAAAATAAAATTATATTATAAAAATTTTATAATATAATTTTTTATTTGTTTATCTAAAACCACGGTTTAAGAACAAGTTCTTTATCAGAATTATTTGCCATAACTGGATGTGAAATAGGAACCACAAGTGTGCTCGCATCATATAAATATTTTATATATCCCTGTGCCTCACCATATACACTCTCAATACAATAATTTAAAACCATTTTATTTAACTCTTGTATTTGTGATGTTATATTGTTTTTTTTATTTGCGGCATATTGTAAAAAAATACTTCTCATTATAATTTTTAAAGAATCATAGTCTTGTGAACCTATTATATATTGATTATTTGATTTGGTATAAACTCCAACTCTGATACCGTTTTGTATTATTTGTATGTTTTCCTTAGAAAAAAAACAATTGGAAAGTTGGGTTTCGTTCCATAATCCCAAAGTTGGGTTTCTAAATGTAGTCGGTTGATTTGCTGGGATTTTATCATACATGTTAAATAAAACAGATGTATTAGGACTTTTTAAGTCAACTCTACCATTCGAATAATTCATTTATATTACTCAAATAGAAAAAATTATATATTTATTTTATATATATAATTATGGAAACCTTTCAAAAAACACTTATAATTGTCGCAGTATTAATATTAGTAATTAGTTTGATAGTTATCGGAATAACCATTTCAAACCAAAAGGTAGCATCATGGCCTCCTATTATTGGCGATTGTCCTGACTACTGGGTAGACATTTCAGGGAATGGAAACAGATGCGTAAATGTAAAAGATTTAGGAACTTGTAAATCATCCACAACTAAACATTTAAATATGGATTTTACAACATCGGAATTTACAGGGGCAAATGGTTTATGTGCTAAATATACATGGGCAAATAATTGCGGTGTAAGTTGGGATGGTATTACTTATGGTGTAAGTAATCCTTGTAATAAAACATAATAAATAGTATTTATTATAATAATTAATGAACGACAAAAATAAAACATTAATGAGATATATTTCTATGATGCCTGATGATATCAAGTATATCATAAAGGAATATTTGCGGATTCCTACAATTATCTTTATAACTAAAGATAATTATATATTTCACCATAAATATTTAAGACCGTATCTTATTAAAAATAGGTTTGAAGCATATGTTCGAAATGTAATAAAACAAGACCACGAGTTTGTATTTAATCAGTTAATTAACGAGAATATTGAAAAGTGGATACTATTTAAAAATTATATACATAAAAATATTATATATAAAAATTATGTATTTTTTTTAATTTTTTTTTGTATTGATTGTGATTCAATAAGGTGCTATAATACCCTAAATGATTTTTTAAAGAAAAATCAAATGTGTCAGAATAGACATAAAAAGAATATTCTTAAATGTATAAAATGAATTGTTTGAATTTAAATAAAATATTAAATAGGGAAGAAAACGTAAATCTAATCAAAGATTGTCTACAATTATTTTCGGAAAATACAAATAATCTTAGCGTAAAAAAAGGCATATATATTTATGGTAGTCCTGGTTCAGGAAAAACAGAGTTTATTACAAATATTTTAAAAGAAATGGACTATGATATAATTAAATATGACGCAGGCGATTTTCGTAATAAATCAATTATTGATACAATTTCTAAGCATAATATGTCTGATAAAAATATTATGAATTTATTCCACGGAAAGGTTAAAAAGATAGCAATAATAATGGATGAGATTGATGGAATGAATAACGGGGATAAAGGGGGAATAAATACGTTAATTAAATTAATTCGACCTAAAAAAACGAAAAAACAAAAATTGGAGGAAGTCACAATGAACCCAATCGTTTGTATTGGAAACTATCACATTGATAAAAAAATTAAAGAGTTAATGAAAGTATGCAACACCATAGAATTAAAAACACCCACCAATAATCAAATTACAATTTTAATTAATGAATTAATCCCAAACTTAGATAAAGACATACAGGTTCAATTAATGAATTTCGTTCAAGGAGATTTAAGAAAATTAATTAATATTTATAATATTTATAAAAACAACAATAACATATTAAATACAAAAATTATGACGGATATTTTCCAAATAAAATCTTATAATGACGACACTAAACAAATTACCCAAAAATTATTAAATCAAAAATTCGGAATTCATGAACATATGGAAATAATGAATGAAACAGATAGAACTATTGTTGGACTATTATGGCACGAAAATATTATTGATGTTATTGGTAAAATGAAACCAAACGTTTCAATACCGTTTTATATTAAACAACTGGATAATATGTGTTTTGCCGATTATATTGACCGAATCACGTTTCAAAAACAAATATGGCAATTTAATGAGATGAGTTCACTAATTAAAACATTTAAAAATAATAATTTATACCATTCTTATTTTAAAAAAAAAGTTAAATATAACCCTGTAGAAGTGCGTTTTACAAAGGTTCTTACAAAATATTCTACTGAATATAATAATTCAATATTTATTCAAAATTTGTGTCAACAACTAGGAATGGATAAAAAGGATATATTTTCATTTTTTCTTAATTTAAAAAATAAATATACAGATAATGAATTATTATTAATCTTTGAAAACTACGAAATTAATAAATTAGACATTAATCGTATTTATAGGTATCTGGATAAGTATACAAAAGAAACGGTTAATGATGAAAACGAACAAAACGATGATGATAGTATAGAAACTTAAGATTTATGTATTCCACGTTTTTCATACCACTTATTTATTGTATTCGAAGATAGTTTACAATACTGATGGGATTCGTATTGTTCTGGCGAATCGTAAAATAACACCTCTTTATTTTTATTATTTTCAAAAGTATTTATAGAAATTTTAAACAACAAGTCCTCATCTCTCGTTCCTACTCGTAAATTTTTATATTTAAGTCCAGTTACTGCGTTTCGAATTAAACTTTGATTATTTCCAGATGAATAATATTCTAATAGGTATTTATGCTTTACTCCATTATCATCAACATACGTTTTTATAACCTTGTTATATCCATTATCTGGAGAATTAATTGAGATGGATTCTTGTTTATTGTCTATATCATTATAGTTAGTTGGGTGAAAACGGTCATCATCGTAAATCATTTTTTAAAGATAATATAAATCATTTATTATCTTTAAATTTATTTATTAAGTAATGCTTTTTTTTCTGCTATTTTATCTTTAATCAACTCAGAAATCTTGAATTCGAGATATTCAACCTTTTCTTTTAAAGTTTTATTTTCGGTTGTCAACTTTTCCAAGTAATTATTTTGATTTATCATTAATTGCATTAATTGTTTTTTGTGGTCTTCGGCAATCATCCGGTTCCTTTCAGCATGAAACACTTCTAATTGCTTCATTACATCCGGTTTATTTTCTAATTTACCAGGTGAATAGTTAACTAATAATTCATCTATATCTTCGGAATAAAACCTTTTTAATACAGGGTCTTTCATAAAATCATCAACTGTTTTTGTCGACAAATTTACGAATTTATTCTGTTCATTATGTTCCAATAGTTGTTTTTTATCTAATGTATTATGTTCGTGTGAAAATACAAGTATAGTTTTTAAAACATCTAACTGAACTAGCGGAATAGTATAATTCTTTAAAAAATGTTGTTCTTCTCCAAATTTACTATTTTCATCATAACATGTAATGTCTAATAATTGTTTTTTAAATGCGAATGACGCCGCGGTTGAGTGCCATTTACCATAAGGTCCAAATTGATACATTTTATGAATATGTTTAAAATAAATATGTAATTCGCTGCTGCCGGCAATTAATATATCTGGATTTTGTTGTAAGGTAGTTACCGCATGCATGACTCGTTCTGGTGGATAGTAATCATCATCATCCATATAAATAATAATATCTCCTTTACAATTAAAATGTGCTATATTTCTTTTTTTACCTAATGACATTTTTTCCGAAAACTGTAAATATTTAACTAATGGTATGTGTTTAACAAGGTCTTCAATCTTATCGGTTCCATCATCAACAATAATCCATTCGATTCTATGTTTAGGATATGTTTGATTTTTAACACACTGAATTATGTAAGGTATAAATGGTCGTCTATTAAAGGTTGGTGTACATATGCTTACAAACGGCAATAAGTGTTTTTGTTGTTTTGTCATTTATTATAATTACATATTTTATTTTTTAAATACTTATTTATTGTTTATATTTATGAATTAGGTAAAACCCTTGCGTTTTCAACACTGGTGGGTTCTACTTGAGATTTAACAACAGGTTTTACTTGAGATTCAACAACAGGTTCTATTGGAGATTCTACTTGTGATTCAATAATAGGTTCTACTTGAGATTCAACAACGGGTTCTACTTGTGAATCAATAACGGGTTCTATTTGTGATTCAACCACAGGTTCTATTGGAGATTCAACAACAGATTCTATTGGAGATTCAACAACAGGTTCTACTTGTGATTCAACCACAGGTTCTACTTGAGATTCAACCACAGATTCTACTTGTGATTCAACAACAGGTTCTATTTGAGATTCAATAATGGGTTCTACTTGAGATTCAACCACAGGTTCTACTTGTGATTCAACCACAGGTTCTACTTGTGAATCAACCACGGGTTCTATTTTCTGGTTATTTTCTAAGTCGATGTTTGATATATTACGTGAAATAGGGACTAAATCAACATTTAAAGATTCCGAATTAGTTAAATCGGTTTCTTTTATATCAGGGTTTATTTCAGGAATTATATCAGGGTTTATCTCAGGGGTAACTGTCTCTTGAACTACTATATTATTTTTTTTTGATTTCTTTATTTTATTTGGGTTATTATTATTAAGTGTAGACACATCTCCACAACTTTTTTCAGCCATAACATAATCGGATAAATTGCCAAATTTAGATGGGTCTAATTCTGGACTATTAAATAATGGTATTTTAAGTATTTTAAAGTATATTAACAAAACGATTATTAAAGATATAACTCCTCCATTAGTTCCGAAAATATTAAATGCTTTTGATATTACAATATACGCTATTATGTATGATATTAATGATTTTTTATAATAAAAAACGTCTGTTAAAGCATTAATATAATTGTAATCAGTTCCACCAATAACTCTCGTGGAAGTCATTGTTACTGTAGATAAAAAACAGTATATTAAACTAACAAAAACCAAGACCGGAAATATAACAGTTATAAACACAACTATAAAACATAACAAAATCATAACTATTATTATTGAAATAATCCCGTTTGAACTAAACAAAGATACCTGTTTAAAATAGTCGGTTTTGTTAACATCCTTACTCGAATTATTTGTGTTTATTCTAAATATCCAAAACATCTTTGTAAAAAACAGTATAATTAAATAACCCCAACTTATTAAATAAATAAATGTTAAATACAACAATGTAATAAAGGGCGTTCCAAATATGATTAAAGACTCAGACACGGAAGTATTCAAAAAATTTAAATATACGTTTAAACTGTTGTAAATAAAACACAATAAATTTTCTAAAATAGTTATAAAATACATTATTATTGGTTTTACTTTTAGATTTGTAGACATCTTTTGTAAAGTATCTAATATAATGTTTTTGTTATTATTTTCGTATAAAAACTTTATTTTTTCGGATTGTTGCGTATCATTAATATTGGTAACATTAATATTAATTTCTTTAATATCTGGAATCATAAATGACGTATTATTGTAAGGATTACACAACAAATCGGTTGGTAGTATATTTGATTGGGCAACTTTACAAGAATATAATATTGAGGTTCCAATACATATAATAATCAATAATATAATTATCGAATATATAATTGACTTTGTATATGTTAATATTTGTGTACCTGTATTATTTACGGATTGCGATTGTGTTGCGTTTTTTTTAGCATCAATTATAGAAGGTTCACTTGTAGACATATTATATTAAAATGATATAATAAAAATTTCATTTTTACATCTAAACAAATATTACTAATTACACATTTACAAAAATATATTATAAATATAATATATAATGCCAAGTGAATTAGAAATCGCATTTCAAAAAAGAAAAGATAGACAAGCACAATCTAATGCCTCTATAAATAGAGTAGATCAGAATAGAAATAATCAGGATATTCGGAATTTAAGACAAATGAATAATAACAAGATTATTGGAAGTCGTGAATATTTGAATGAACCGTATGAAAATACTTATTATGAACCACCAGAAGTTACTGCTGAAATTATTGAAACATCCCCATCCGTAATTAATGTTGACAGTGTTGCGCCGTTATTGTATAAAGCAAAAGACCCTAAGAAAAGATTCATGCCTACATTTATATCTAATTCAACAAAAAGAAATTTAGGTTCGTATTTTAATAAACCTAGATGGGGTATGACAACACAACAAAGTAACGCTTTACAAAGTGAATTAAATAACAACGACATTATATATGGTTATAACATTGGAGGAATAACCAGGAAATCCAGAAGACGAAAATCAATACAAACTAAAAGACGCAAATCAAAACAACCAAAAAAACGTAAATCAAAACAAACTAAAAGACGAAATTAAAAAATACTAAAATATAATATTAAAATATTATATGTTACAACAAAAAATGAATATGTCTATATTAATTATTTTATTACTGGTTGGTATATTTAGTTGGATACATTATTTATTTAAAAATAATTATATTATCGAATGTTATGAAAATGTGTTGACTCCAGATAAAGGAGATTTTACAACAACCCATACAGTTAATCTTCCATTAACTACTAATTTTAGTTGTTCCAATATGTGTATTAATGCGAGATGTTCTAAAACAAAAGAACAATGTTTATCAGATATAGATTGTCCTGGATGTCAACCATATGCCGGTTTTAGTAAATCAACGACACACGATATTATTGGCGAGAATGATTCGGGAAAACTTACTGTTGGGGTTACTCCCACATATTCAACCTTAACAACAGATATTGGAACCAAATCTAAATTATACACAAACAGAGCACCTCAAGCAAACTTTGGAATTAATACTTGGAATAGTAGTTTTAATGAAGGAACCAAATTATTTAATAAAAGGTATAATTTAGACGATTTAAACACTAGAGTAAATTATCCCAAACGGTTTAATGTTACCGGAAATTTCTTGGATAACGGTCCTCTTGCGTCGAATGCGGATTTACATTAGATTTATGTTGCGTACATTAAACCGGCATTTCCGGAAACAAACGTAACCACATTTATTCTTTCTTCAAAAACAACTAAATTAAAATTGTAATCGTAAATTCTCCAAGTTGGTTTATTAATTCCAATTATATTTCCGGTTGTTGGGTCGCAAATAGTTAACGTTTGTGCGTTTGGGTCAAGTGTTGGTAAAATAGTATTAAACTCGTATTCAATTAGATTAAACCGATTTGAATTTAATGCTCCACTTGGTTGTAATACCAAAGGATTTGTATTTAAACAAAAATTGTAACAATAAATACCTGATGGTGCGTTTCCATTAGTTCTTGTATATTTTTCTATGTAGTTGTATACACCCGAAGGTTGGATATTTTCTCTATATTGTCCGTCTAATAGAATTCCTAAAGAAACAAGTATATTTTTTTTATTTTGTGTATTTAAATCTTGTGTAATCATTAATCCAGTTAAATACCCGTTGGGATTTACACCAGGACCAATTGTTGGTGGTGGACCATATGGATTTGTAAATGTTCCACTTGTAGGTGCCGGAATTATATTGCTTGGAAGATAATTATAAGGCCAATTCGTAAAATTAGTCCATTGGTTTCTTAAATTAGCGTCGCTTCTTTGAAAATAAAACATCCAATTTGAAATTAATCCGATTGAATCCAGTTGAACTTTATTTGGACCTGTAACATTATAAAAAACGGTTTCTCGAACCTGTTTAAATAAATATTTTTGTTCGTTCATCGCAAACAAGCGGGATTCATCATTAGACAAAAAACAATAAGTGCAATTTAAATGAATATCTGTATTCCAAGATACTTTTGTGTTAACATATGAACTAACAGTTAATGCGGTATCTGGTGGTGGTTGTAAAAAACGATAAAACTGCATATACCATAAATTGAAATTGGGAGCTAAATAAGGATACATATTGTCTGAATCCAACACGTCTCGAATTACAAACAATTGATTTATAGGACGCATCGTAATAGTTATCTGAAGTTCGTTATATTGTAACGCGACTAATGGAAACGCCATCTGTGTATTTAAATTAAACCATGCGTTTAATGGAATGTATAAGGTTTTACCACGTATGGATGGATTAGACCCTGAACTAGAAGTATTGTAATAAGCGTTAGGATAAGAATTTACACGCGAATATGCGTTTCCCGGGTCGTTTAAATCACTAGTATTTCCTATCATTTCATTAAATAAATCTTTCTTCAAACCGGTGAAATCTCGTAAAACTGCTGCCAAAAGATACGTCCCTGAAAATTCCTGGAGCGTTTGATTTCCACAGGTGATTGATATTTTTTCTATCATTTCGGCACCAAGATAGTCAATCCATTTAAATTCATACGGAACCCATACCGAATTATAACTCGGGTCTATAGTTTGTGGTGGAAATATGGGACTCCAAATATCAGGTAAATTAATTGATAAGTAACAATCCATTAATAAATCGGCATATCTTGGTATTTTAAATACAAATTGAGATGATTCATTTAATTGTAGTGTTTTAGAACCTTCAAAATCAACTCTAAATTTTTGCATACCAAAATTCGTATATTTTGAATACGAACATTTGAAAAAGGTTTTACTTGGATTTCCATTTAATATAATATTTTGCTGTCCCTCACTAACAAGATTTAATAATCCTCCGGGCATTTAATTTATATTATAGATATAATATTATTTAACTTTTTTTATTATTAAATAGTATTATAATAAATATGTCAACACAACAATTTAGTAATTTTAAAGAAAAATTATTAAATCTCAAGGAAAACACAATATCAGTATTTATCTTGTTTATTATAATTATTATAATTATTTTAGCTATATGTTATTATTTATATAAAAAAAGTCTATATTCTAGTGAATGTAAATTTATGACTAATATTTATGGAACCTTAAATAATAAAATTAAACCTATTGACGCAAAATATAAGACATTCAACCATAACCTATTGGATTATTATATCAAAACCGCATATAATTGTTGTAGCGGAGGTAACTATAAAAATGATTTTGTAAACACCTGTAATTTAATTAATGTATTAAAACAGGGATGTAGAGGTCTTGATTTTGAAATATATTCTATTGATGATAACCCAGTAGTTGCGACATCAACCTCAAATAATTATTACGTAAAAGAAACGTATAATTATGTTAACTTTTCTGAGGTTATGAATATATTATCAAATTATGCGTTTTCGCAAAGCACCTCGCCAAATTATACAGACCCAATCATTATACATTTACGAATATTCAGTAATAACCAAAAAATGTTTAATAAATTCTCTCAAATATTTGAAACCTATAATAATTTATTACTTGGAAAAACATACAGTTATGAAAACCAAGGTAGAAATATAGGAAAAGTCCCTATATTAGATTTAAAGGGTAAAATCGTTGTTATTGTCGACAAGTCAAACACATCTTTTTTGGATAATAAGGCATTTTTAGAATATGTAAACATTACAAGTAACTCTATTTTTATGCGAGCGTTACATTATTATGACATAAAAAACACGCCAGATATTACCGAATTACAAAATTATAATAAACAAAACATGACAATTGCTATGCCTGATATCGGTTCAAATCCACAAAACCCAAGCGGTATTGTTGTTAGAGAAACTGGGTGTCAACTCATTGCTATGAGATATCAATATATAGACCAATATATTGAAGAAAACACGGCATTTTTCAATGAAAACGGGTTTGGGTTCGTGTTAAAACCTGAAAGATTAAGATTTATTCCGGTTATATTACCGGATCCAACCCCCCAAAAACCCGAATTGTCTTATGAAACCAGAACAATCTCTTCGAATTATTATAATTTTAATATTTAATAATTATATATTATGAAACCAAAAATGTGCGATAAAAACACGAGTTTTAGCGACTGTGAATTATTAATATTACGATTACAGGTTGATCAGGGTGATAAAAAACAAAAACGCAAGGTTCGCAAAGAACATTCTGCCGAATTAAATGGTATGATTTCAATTTTAGAGGATTATTTAAAAAGAAAACAAAATGTTTGTTATGGAGGAATCGCGATAAATGCGTTATTACCAGATAATGCCAAAATTTATAATGAGGATGATATACCAGATTATGATTTTTTTTCTTCGGATGCTTTAAATGACGCAAAAGAATTAGTTGATATTTATATTAATAAAGGTTATAAAGATGTTGAAGGTAAAACAGGACAACATCACGGAACATTTAAGGTGTACGTAAATTTCCAACCAATGGCTGATATTACTAATGTTCCAAAGGGGTTATTTAATGTTATTAAAAAAAAATCTGTGGATGTTGATGGAATATTGTACACCGACGCAAACCTTTTACGTATGTCGATGTATCTTGAATTATCAAGACCGGCAGGAGATACAAGTCGATGGGAAAAGGTGTTTAAACGACTTAGTCTTATAAATAAATATTATCCTATTCCAAATAATAATTGTAATAAAATTGACTTTCAGAGAAAAATGGAAGACTCAACTAAAGAAACTGAAATTTACGAAGTTGTAAAAAATACTTTAATTGATAATAATGTAGTATTTTTTGGAGGGTTTGCGATGGAACAATATGCTAAATATATGCCTAAAAACATAAATAAACAAGTTAATAAAATTGCGGACTTTGATGTTCTATCATTAGACCCGTTACAAACGGCAAATATTGTTAAAAAAGACTTAAACCGTAATGGAATAAATGATGTAACCATTTCGAAAAAACCGGCTATAGGAGAAATTATACCTTTAAATTATGAGATAAAAGTAGGGGCAGACACAATCGCATTTATTTATAAACCTTTAGGGTGTCACAGTTATAACGTTATAAAATTGAATTCTAAAGACATAAAAATAGCAACAATTGACACAATGTTAAGTTTCTATTTAGCGTTTACATATGCGAATAAACCTTATTATGACATTACCCGTATATTATGTATGTCCAACTTTTTATTTGATGTTCAAAAAGAAAACAGGTTAGAACAAAAGGGAGTATTAAAACGCTTTAGTATAGATTGTTACGGTGTCCAACCGACATTAGAAGACTTAATGCGCGAAAAAGCGGATAAATTTCAAGAATTAAAAGATAAACGGGGAACAAAAGAATATGAAGAGTGGTTTTTAAGGTATAATGGTAATAAAAAAAAGGGATATACTTATAAACCATCCATGAAATATGACAAATATACAAAAACGAATAGTAATAAATATGACAAGTATCACAAATATACAAAATCTAATCGTAATAAATATGACAAATATCATAAATATCGTAAATCTAAAACTCTAAAAAAGAAGGGTTTTTTTTGGTAAATTAAATTATATTCATTTTATATTAGAAATGAGTATAATTATAAAAAAATATTTACCTGGAATATCTTTCTCTATAATGTTAAATTTATATTCTCAACATATAACTAATAAAAAAATTAAAAAAATGAATGACAAATATGAGGCACAATTTAACAGTCGCAATCCATAATTTTACTTTCAAATGTTATATAAGTATTTGATATCGGACGATTTGATAAGTAAATCGGTTATTTTACCGTAAAATATACGGTTATTTTACTTAGAATGTAATATAATAAACTAAAAAGAATACTTGTAAATAAATATCCATTAATATTTAAGTTTCCATCTTTTAAAAACAAGATTGGTAAATATCGAAACAAATATGTTCTGAAAATAGGCAATTGAAACAAAAAATATAAAACTGCCAATAAAATAGGAATTTGAAGTTCGTTATACATTTCATCTAAAGTATCATTTGACTGTTTTGACACGACGGGTTGTGAAGTATCATAATTTGCGATGTAGTCTTGCTGATTTTTATTTTGTGGAATATAATTTGCTTGTATTTGTTCGTCTTGGGTAAACATCTCGGTATTTTGCGGTATATCTCTTGATGGGAGTTGTGTTGCTCCAGTAGATGTTGCTTGTTGTAGTCCGGTCATTAATTGGTTAATGGTAGTTTGGTCTAAATTATCGGGTAGTTTATTTGATTCAGTTATGTTTAAATTAATATTATTTTTTTGTTGTCCGCCAACCCCACAAATTGGGTCAGTCGGTAAATCTAAAATATTTGTGGTGTCACTCATAAATATTATAAATATTGATAGAATTGTGTTATTTACGCAAATTCTATTATTTTTTTATCCTTAGAACATTTTGAAAGAATCGGTTCATATTTATAACACCTATTATCTGTTTTATATATCTTGTTTTGTATATCTTCAATATTTGCCGCATAAAACACAATACAGTTTTTACCTTTACAAACACTTCTAAATAATGAAGCTAATCCTAAACCCAATATAATAGATAATATATATTTACCTGTTTGTGTATGTACATATTTCTCAAAATTTAGCATTATATAGTATTTATTATTATTTTATTTTTATGTATTGTCTTGTACCTATATTATGTTTGAATAGGTATCTGGTTTATTTTAGTTTCGTCACTAGGACACGTCACACCGACTTCCTTAAAAGCAAAACAATTTTCGGTTTTATCTCTAAATAATATTTTGTCTACAGTTTCAGGAGTTGGGTAAATGTAAATGGGTTTTAAATCAGGACCGAGTATATAAATAAAAAATAGTCCTATAATTAAACTAAGCAAAAACACAGGTATTGATATATATTTTAACATTATATATTATATAATTATTAAAAATCAATATTTGTATGTTCGGATTCTCTAAGCATGTCAGTATCTAATTCGACGTCTCCGATAACACTTATAGCTGCTTCACTGAAACCCACCGTATTTTGCTCTACGAATGGTGTTGGTTTTATTTTTAAAGTCTTCACGCGTTTAACCTTCTCAGGTTTATTCTTCATTGTTTGGGTTAGTGATTGGGTTTTTATTTGGGATTTGGGTTTTTTTTCTTTAATTTCCTTTTGTTTAGGTTTTTGTAGTCCAGGTTTATATTTAAAACTAATAATTCTAGGATTTCCGTAGCATCTCTCAAATGTCTCGATTGAATGCGGCAGTTGAAATAACTGGTATGTTTTGTCGGTTTCATTAAATTCTAAAAAATTATATTTATATTTAAGATTCATTAAATTATCCAATTTGGGTTTTAGGGTGTGTTGATATAGTTCAACGGCATCAATTACAAATTGGGTGTTATTTGTGTTATTTGAAGTATTTATTAAACTTTTGATTTGTTCTATATCTACATTAACTTCAAACTCTAGTTTTAGAATCTCATTTTTTATGTTTTTATTATTTATAATAAAATCATACTGTTCTATATTGGTTTTTAATCTGTCGGTATACTCAGATATACTACTTTTAAAAATCTCGAAGTTCTTCAACGCTTTGTCCTTTAAAATATACCCAAACATAGCGTTATTCTTATCATAAATAATATCATTTTTTATATTTCGAATAAGTGTCTCGACTTCTTTTAAATCTTCTTGTAATGAATTACAATATCCAACATTAATATCTATTTTTAGGGCACACGGGGTTTGCTTATCTCCGCAAATAGCAATTAGATTTCTACCATCTACTTCTGGATTATAACTAGTATAAAAAAAGGTTCCTACTTGTCTTTCGCAATTAATACATTTGGGTTTAAATCCGGGTCCGGTTTCTTTTAAACCTTTTTTAATACTTTGTTTGTATGTATTTTTTAAATTGTAATACTTATCTAAAGCAACAATATATTCATCCGTATCTGTATCTGTCATTATCTATATTTTATATATATTTTAAATTATTTTTATGTACTAAATCAAATTCATTATCCCAATTAGGTAATCCAGTAATTAATTCTTGTTGTTCTTTTCTTTTAGCAGTTTGATAATTTTTTATTTTGGTTAATATATATTGTTGTTTTTCTATGTCTTTTTGGGCTTTTTGTTTTGGATTTAATTTACCTTTATATTTATAAATTAATAATGAACCTAAAATTACTAAAAAGACACACAACAATAAAATATTAAACAAAATATTGTTGAAATTGTTTTTATAATGTCGACATTGTTTTAATGTTTGGTTCAAAAAGTATTTTACCCCAGGTTCTACTAAAGTTGGTTTAATGACTTCTTCAAATTCCATAATAAATAGTATTATTATACTAAATTAATTTATACATAATATCTATGAATAGTTATATAAACTTAATAACATTTGTAATAATTACGTTATTATACTTTTTTAAACTTAAACCAACCCTTACATACGATATACTTAACGACCAAACCAAATTATTAAACTATACTAAAAGCAATTATATTTATTTAGGTGTATATTATTTATGCGTCTTATTAAGTCAAATTGTATTAAATTCGGCAGTTATTATTAATTTGTGTGGTGGAAGTATATCTAAAAATATCGGGGCCGCAAGTTTAATAACAATATTTCCATGGACTTTAATTTTTGGAGTTGTTATTATTGTTTTAATTGTATTTCCAGGATTTAAATCGGCATTTTCTGACGTAGTGGGATATTTTTACGTATCTAATTCGGCACATACCCTTCTAAGTAACTTATTATTAATTGATGAATCTATCTCATCCGAAATAAATAAAGCAACAGTTAATGATGAAACCACACAAAAAGCAATGAAACATGCGGCAAATGTTATTATTAAATTGTTCGGAAATTTGGGAATCCTAATTAATCAAATAGTTCCATCCAACTTTATAGATTATTGGAAATTGTTGGACCCATTAATGAAACCAGAATACAGAAATAATAATAATGAACAGATAAGAGAAGATTTCTTAAATATTGTTATTTCTAGAGATAATGTCGGCGAAGCTATGTGGTATATTTATACGGGAATTTTATTATTATCCATCGTTCAATATAATATTACAACACGGGGGTGTATTAATGATACAGCAACCATGCAGAAAAACTATAAAGAATTTGTAAAACAAGAAGAACTTAATTCACAGAAAAAGGAAACGACCACTTCACAAACGTATACAATTTCATAACGTTTCTAAAAAAAACGTGGATAAGCAATATAATACATTACAAAAACGTAACATAAGATTCCTAAAATAATGGATAATAACCATATTGGTAAAATTGTTTTATTTTTATACCCAACACCAAAATCACGAATGCTTCCATCCGAATTATATAAAAACGTAGGTTTCATAACTTGAATCACTCCAAATAAAATAACAAATAAAACAATGGATGTCATCGTAATATTATCTCTTACAAATTGACGGAACATTTTATATACTAACAGATTATATTTATCTTTGTGTTGACATAAATATTTATAAAGTATCCGGATTTATTTGTGTCAACAACAATTCTTTAAAAAACCTATAATATTAATTAAATTATAAAGTCGTTGGATTTCTATTTATTTGTGTCAACAACATTTCTTTAAAAAACCCATAAATATTAATTAAATTATAAAGTCGTTGGATTTCTATTTATTTGTGTCAACAACAATTCTTTAAAAAACCTATAGATATTAATTAAATTATAAAGTATCCGGATTCCCAATAATTTGTGTCAACAACATTTCTTTAAAAAACCTATAATATTAATTATTTTATAAAGTATCCGGATTTCTATTTATTTGTGTCAACAACATTTCTTTAAAAAACATATAGATATTAATTAAATTATAAAGTATCCGGATTCCCAATAATTTGTGTTGACACGAAATGATAAATTATTTATTTAGTTTGTGTATTATTAGAATAAATAAAGGTGCGGAACAATTACACCATTTAAAT